GGCATTACTGAACGTCAGCGACTTAGAGAAGCCAGGACGGGTAATAATGCCCCCCTCGTCATCAATGTGAACGTTGACCGCTGCTTGTAACGCGCCTGCCGGTTGCCGTTTAGACTGGGCAACGTTACGAATACCAAGAAAGCCGGTCGTGTCTTGCGTAGGTTGGTTTTCCATTAAAAGTAATGTCCGCGAACGCGGGTGATCTTATGCTGCTTGCCCCATTGCAAAGCCTTGGCTGTTGGCCTTGGTCCAAAAATGGATTCAAAGATTTCGCCGTAGGTTTTGGACAAAGCCGGATCAAAGGTGTCGGCATCGTGCTTTTCATAGGCCATTTTCAGCGCCCAATACACAAGATCGTAATGCTGATAGCTTGGGATTTCCGGCGAATCGGTAGGTTGCAAAGGTTCTAACGGCAATCGTAATACTGATAATTGCAAAACAGTGTCGGCGTCAGGCGTCGGATAAAGACGAATAGCCCGGTTGCCGTCGCTATCGGTCCCAAAATGGTCGAAGTCTGCAATATAGCTAGTTGGTGTGCCGGTATCATTGGCCCATTCGCAAGAGCCACGATCCAAGGCGTTGCGGTCGGTCGGCGTCAAGACATTGAATGAAACGGTGTCGTAAACGCGCTCGATGTAGAAAACTGACGGATGGACTGAATATGTATCGGTCCCGGCTGTAACATCAATCTCGCTGCATGCTGGCGTTGTCGAATCCAGAATACAGCGTGATCTTATGGCGGCTTCTTCGACCGCCTTATTGATGTAACGGTTTAACTCTTTATCCGACCATAGGTTTCCAGATAAGGCGCTTGAGCCGGTGCCGGTGGAATTGTCAGCAAGTTTGTTCCTGACTTCATCCCTTATTTCGCGTAAGTTCATATTCCACCAGCTTTAAAAGGTTATACGGTCGCTACTGGTGGTTTTTCCAGGTCGATAATGCCTACTTCGGCATCTTCAATAGCTGCGATTAGCTTGGCTTCGCTCAGGTGCTTGGATGGCTCTTTGCCCAATAGCGCCGTGTACTTGGCTTGCAATTCTTCTTTTGAGACTTGGTATAAAGTCGCGTCGGTGCGCTCAAAATCCCCACCACGAAACGAACTGAGTAACGCCTTTGCTTCTGCTTCGGTGAAATCATCGAACTCCATTTGGCTATCGGTAAAGAATCTGTCTTGCTCCAAACCTTCGATGGTGTGTGCAGACAAATACAATGGGCCTAAGCCCTTCTTTAGTTTTAATGCTGGCATAATGTCTTTCCTAATTTGTCAATAGTGTGCAGAGGGTGCATTTTTACTGCACCCTCTGCAATTTCTTACAGTGTGCCGACGAATTGACCTTCGACGCCTGCCCATATCGTTACGCCAGCCGGAAAGCTCACTGAGCCAACAGACGATGTAAAGATGATGCTTAGCTGGTAGGTTTGTTGCAGGGTTGACTTAGCCGGGTTTAAGCCCTCTACTGCGGTTGGGATAGTGGTCGCGCTGCCTTGCGTTTGGCCTGTGACGGTAATCGTCGCGCCATTCAACGGCAAAGTTGCGACATCGGGTGTAGCACTACCGGAAACGGTAAACGCATCGCCAAAAGATCCCGCATTAGACTGGCTGTTTTGAATCGCGTTGGTAGCTTTTGCTCTTAACGCAAACTTAGCGGTCAAGTTGGACGCCGCCAAGACTGCGGAAATGGCCCACATAACGCCGAATACTTTGGTGCCTGCCGGGACTTCGCACAATACGATTTCAAGTGTATCGCCCTGTGCGCCTGCCAAGGTTTGGGCAACAGTCGTAACCTGTCCACCATAAATCGATTCGACGGAAGATTGCCCTGAATACGGCGCGCTCTGTACATCGGGACCGATCACATAATAATTTGTTACTGCCATGAGTTTTTATCTCCGAAAAGGATTGAGTAGGCTTGTCGTAACCCGGCAAGCCTACTGGATTAATATTTGCCGGTGATAGACAGGGCAGTATTGAACGCTGCGGTGCCTGCTTGCGGTGAATAAGAGTCAACAACCGCTACGCCGTGATCGGTCAACTGGCCGTTAACGGTGAAACGCACTTTAGAAGTACCTTCCATCATGGCAATTGAAACTTCGGTGGTGGATTTGTGGTCTGTCAGTTCTTCGTTCCATGTGAATGGGAATGGTGAACCGCTTGAACCTTCATCGCCGTAAGCTTTAATCAGCGCTTGAGCGCCGACAATGATTGCTCTGTCGGTGTTCTGTGCTGCGACAACTGCGGATTCAGTGTTTGAAGCGTTGTTTTCTTGAACCGCTTGGCCTGCTGGAATACGGATTGAGTAACGGCCCATTGGTCTAACCAAAATACCGTTCCACAAGATTGAGTCACCAGAGAACAAAGGATGTGCTTTGACGCCATCGAAACGCTTAACAGCATTGGTTAATGCGGTTGACCATTTGGACGTTGACAAGGTTTTCATCAACAGCCATTGGTTTTCAGTGACGAACATCACCCAAAGCGGTTGATCCCATCCATACGGATCATCTTTCATCACGACATGTTGAAGCGGCACGTTTGAGGCATGCAGAATCGAGCTGATAACATCGATCTCGGAAAGAGTCAGAATGTCATTGGTGGTCATGCTGGCAATCGAAGTTGCTGCTGAACCTGAGCCAGTCATACCGGCGATGAAACGACGGTTATAAGTTGGCGCTTGGACCGCGTTAACCATGATGTCAGAGAAGTCGGAATCGGCTTGCAATGGGATAACCCAGTCAGCAAATGACTGATAACCGCGTGTTCCGGCCAATGCAACCATACAGCGCTGATCTTCCAAACGTGACGCCCAATTGGTCAAGCCGGATTTAATCAGCATGCGCAAATTGTGCTTGGTACGTTTTTGGTTCATCTTGCCGCCGTCATCAGCCATTGAACGCGAACGATTGATGTAAACGTCCATGCTGGATGAAGTAGTGTTCATGCCACGGCCAGCCAGCTTTTTGTTACCCATGACTGGCTTGCCTTGGAAAATGTTGAACAAATCAACACTTAAACGGTCGCCTGCATTTTTGGATAAGTCAGTGACTTTGACAATCGGATAGCCTGGGTTGGTCTGACCTTCCATCTTAGCCATTGCTACCGCTTGGGTAGGGGCTTCTTCGGAAAGCAGTTTCATGAAGCCGGGGGCTGCTTGAACGCCTGCGAATACGGCGGCAGAATAGAATTTTGGATCTAATGCTGCGCCTTGTGAAATATTTACTGCGGCCATTTCAGCCACTCCTTCGCTTTTTGAGCGATATGCTGTTTAGGTTGCCCAGCAAGACGGTATCGCCTGCCGGGTTAGAGCTATATCGCTATAGCTCGGCTTATGTGTTCATTGACAGTTGCATCAAAAAGGCGTCCTGCTCTTTTTGCGATTTACCTGCAAGCATTGCGTTAATTTCGGCAGGTGTCGCTTTTTCAACCTTCTCTGCTAACGATGCTTCCGGGGCTTCGCCGCCCTTAATGGATGTCAAGCTGCTAATTGGCGGCTTAGCCTTATCTGCTGCTGGTTTAACGCCATTTGACGCAACAGTCTTAGGTTTGTCGCCTGGAAATGGATGCGGATAATCGACTAGGGCTTGCTGCACGACTTTTTCAAATCGCTCGGCTAGTGATAGCTTGGCGTTGATTGGGTTTTGTTTAGCCACCTCGTCAAGCGCTTTGCAATGCTCGTATATTTCGGGGTTGGTTCTCTGCCAATGGCTTAAAACCTTGTTGTTATCGATGATTTCCTGAACGCTGTTGGCTGCTGCTTTCGCGTCATCCTGGTCGCGCTTGGCTTGGCTCTGCTTTAGCTCGGCGTTTTCACGGCGCATTGCTTCGTTTTCAGCCAGTATTGCCGGTCCTCTCTCAAGTAACTTTTCCATCGCGTCGAAACGATCCGGTAAAAATGCCTTGAAATCCGCTTTTTCCTCGTCGGTCATCGCTTTAAAAGCCGACATATCGATTTCGGTCTGCGCGTCACCAACAGTATTGCCAGCGGCTTTTTCGGCCTCAAGCTCTGCAATTCGTGCTAATAGATCCTGCTTGGCCTGTCTCTCGGTGGCTAGTGCGCTATACGGGATAACGTGCTTGCCGTCTTTGGACAAAATGCCGTCAGGTTCTTTCTCGCCTGCATCATCTTTAACTTCAGCTTCTGCTACGCCGACCGCCGCGTCATCTTCGGTCTGTTCAGCTTTATCGCCTTCTTCACCCCACGAATTCATCAATCGTTCCAGCTCTGCTGGATCGGTTGGGACTTCGCCGTTTGCTACGTACACTCCTAGATCTACATTCATTTCTTCTTTTCCCCGGTATCGCTGGTTTGCGGTTGTTTGGTGCAGACTTATCGCAATCTGCTGCTAGGGGAATTATAGCAATAAATTAAACGGCGTTTAATTAAATTTAAACAGTGTTTAATTAATGAATGAAAAAAGGTATAATGAAATTGTTAGGTCGATCCAGCCTTGCTTATGGTTTTGCCCATTTTCCCTAAGCTTTGCATATCCCGAACATTAGAAAGCCCGGTGCGGCCCAACCACGTTACCGGGCTTTTTTTTGCCTTGCGTTTTCGACGGGCATAAAAAAACCGGCAGTTAGCCGGTCTTGGTTAGCTTTGAATGGTTACCTAAGCGACCACCCATCTATATCGTAAGTTTTGCAATGAATCGCCCTTGACACTACATCGGGCCTATGGTCAATGCTCATAAATCCTCTGCGCACAAGGCGCTTTCTTTTTTTGGCAAAGCCGTTTAATGATCTGGCGTTACCCCTGATAAAGCAAAAGTTTGTAATTTGCCTGTACACTTTAGTCTAGTTTCGCCTCAAGCCAGTCATTAAGCGCGTCAATCATATCGCCAAGCCAGAACACCAGTTTCATAACAACAAACTCTCTGACGGTCGTGCATTGGACAAAAAGTTCAACTTGATGTGGTGTTGCTGGTTGTATCCTTGGTGGCTCGTAGCTTGCTTGCGTTGCTGCAAATTGCTCATCTATTCCGTGCTTATAGCCGTCAATTTTCTTATCAAGCCTACGCACTTCATCCGAAAACTGCATGTAGTAAGCCGTGCCTACGTCAAGAGTTTTGGTTATGCTATCATTCAAATATCTATGGTTTTGCGTGTATTCGTTGCGCCAATCAGTCATGAGAACCTTTTGCCTCTCCATCATTAAATGCCTCTATCGTCACTGTGTCGCCAAGCATAAAAGGAAAGTCTTTAAGCTGATGGACAATAATGTCTCCATTTAAGAATTTAATCGTCATAGATCCGCTACCTTCGACTTCCGGCAATGCTGTGACCACCATTATTTTATTGTATGACTCAATCATCGGCTTTCTTCCATTGCAACTCATTTTCAAGGAAATCAACTAAGTATTCTCGGTACTCCTGGCTCATTCCCTTGATAGCCGCAAACAGCTTATCAAGCACCGGGTCCGACTTTGCGATGCGGATATTCAGCGCGGCAATATCATCTTCTGTAATGGTGCCAGCAAACAGCTCAGATAAAATTTCTTCTTCGGTTTGCGGCGGCGTCCAGCCATTCTCTATCATTGCCCGGTGAAATTCTTCGGTCTGTGCATAGCCTGGGCTTGCCCATCCAAGCTTATGCAATGCGTCCATGAACTGATTATCCTGTGTGTTGGCGACGTTCTGAATGTGTTCGATTACCGCATCATCACAAATAGCGTAAACATCACTGACGATTGCGCCATTAACCTCGTCAATAGCGGTGATTATGCAGTTGTCTACCTGGATGGTTTTTGGCAATCCCCCGCTAAATA